ATTCTAGAGTAAAAGGTGTATACGAAGAGTTTTTCAAAGATAGAACTAAAGATGAAAATGCGCAAGAAAAGATACAAAATGCAATACTTGATGTAAGAGAATCTTCTGGCTTTAATTATGATGCACTTTTAGGAAGAGTAACTAATTTTAGCTGGTCGTACAGACAGGACGGCGGGTATGATATTACTTTAGATATGATATCTTCAGGAGAATTGGTAGAGTCTATTGAATCTTTAATATTTCCCCCAGCAGATTTATTTAAAAATTTGGATAAAAAAAATAATAATAATGAAGGTTCAAATTTTTCTATAGAATATAGTGAAAAATATTTAACGCTTTTTCAAAGCTTTTATAGAATTATACTTGATGAAAACTCAGTAGGTGTACTTCCTAATTTATTCAAAAATCAGGTAACTGATAAGTTGAAAGATTTAATTCCTTCTAGATTTTTAAAAGATAGTTTTTATACTAATGATTTTGATCTTATTTTAAGTTTAGTTTATTCTGATCATCCTACTTTCTTTACCATAAGAGATAATACTTTAAAATTCGTTAGTTTACGAACTCTGCTTATTACTATTAACCAATTTATTTTTCCACATACTTCTGAATCTGGAGAAAGCCCTTACATATCTTTTAATACCACTAGAGGAAAAAATACATACGCAACATTTGACCAGCATTATAGTCGAAATCCTAATATTTGTATAATCCCTAATAGTAAAAGTATTGTAGCAGGAAAAAGTATAGAAATACGAGAATTCGGTAGTAAAGAATTTCCTGATATACTTGATATCTTAGTAAATGTAGAGTTTGTTGAAACTTTAATTGTAAATCAATTTAAAGAAAGCAAGGTTACAGATAAAAACTCATTTTATGACTTCTTAGAAGAAATACTAAAAGGTATAAACTCAGCAGCCGGCGGTGTAAACAACCTAGACATACACTTTAGTGAAGAGAATCAACAGCTGTTTATTATAGATAGAAATTTACCTATAGATACTTCTAATATACCTGTATTAAATATTACCGGGTTAAAATCAGAGGCTACTGAAGTAAACTTTACTACGAAAATTTCTTCTGAACTTTCAAGCTTTTTAGCTGCTGGAGCTTCCGTTGCAGGAACTGATATAACTGAAGCATTAGAAGGACTTGTTCAATTAAACTCAGGTTTAGTAGATAGAGTTAATCCTAGTAAAGTACCGCTTTCTGATTTTTTTGATAAAGATAAGCAAAATTCGATAGTTGAAGAAATAGATGATATCGAAAAACGTCTTATTGAAGTTTACAGTAATTATATAGACGGTACAAAAAGGAAAGAAAGTTTTTTAGATAGTGTTGCAACATCTCATAAAAAATACTCACAATTTTACTTTAAAAGAAGGAGTAAAAACTTTTCTAATGTTACCGGTATAGTTCCTTTCGAAATAGAAATAAAAATAAAAGGTATATCTGGTATAAGAATGTTTCAATCCTTTAAAATAAACAGAGGTCTTTTACCTAAGAGGTATCAAGATTCTACTGCATTTGTAGTAACGAAAATTGCTCAAGATATACAGAATAACCAATGGTATACTACTTTTAGTGGTCGTATTTATATAAATAATAAACAATAATGGCTTATTTTCCTGAATCTAAATACGAAAAAAAATTTACTCCCGGTAAGTTCTTTATTGATAAAATTACCCGTGAATCTTACACAGGGTGGTATATGAAAATTACAAACGGTAAGTTTTTTACAGGGAAAGAACCTGAACCAAACAATAGAGAGTTGGAAAAAGTTGACTTAAAAAAACTAGCTTTAGATCAAGTTAAGAGAGTAGGGCTGAGTCTGCTTACACAACTAGCTAAGAAAGCGTTTGATACTAAAAAAGGTACGATAGAAAGATATTTTTCTAAAAATAAAATAAACGGTAAAATAACAGAAGTCGATAAAAAAGAATATAATTCATTACAAAATAATGATATATTTGATACAGGTACCTTAAAGTGGAAAGTAACAGGACCAGCAAAAGATAAAGAAATAAACGGGTATTCTTATTTAGGAGCTGAAAAATTAAACAAACAATCAACAGAAGAACTTAACAAAATACTACCAGGTTTGACTGAAATAATTAAAGACTACTCTGATTTAGTTTTTGATGAGATTGTAATCGATAAAGTTGTTACTGGAAAAAATAATATAAAGTATTTTCTTGTAAATACTAAAACTGAAGAAATAGTTGAAATAAAAAGTTGATTCTTTAAGGTTTTTTTACTATATTTTTCTAAAGGTTATAAAAATGTTCTATATTGTAGAGTCCGACAATCAGTTTGAGCGACTAAAAACTTTAAGTAGGTTAGGAGGTTATGTAGATATAGTACCTAATAATAATTTAGTTCACCCTTTACTTTCATCTACTGTTGCAGTTTATATACGACCTACCGGAAGTAAGCATGGATTTATCATACCCATAGACCATCCTGATGGTTTATCTATAGGAAAAGACCGTGTATATGAAATTTTAAAAACTTTTAAGTTTCTTTATACTCTTAATAAAAAGAATCTACTATACCACTTTAATTTACCGAACTCAATCGATCTTAATTTAGTATATAGTATGACTGAATATGATAGGTTAGATATTAATAAAGAAAACTATAATACATTTTTTTATAACAAGTTTAGAGGCTATAAAGATATTAACAAACTCGTTCCGATAACTAAACTTTTTGAAACCTGCGAAGAAATTTTTAATAAAGTAGAACCAATTACCAAGTATGATATTCCTCCAGGATTTGATTTCTACAATAAAGTAGCTACAGCTGTATTTTTTCTTATTGAACATTCCGGTATAAAGATTAACTATAGTGCCTTTAACGAACTTTTTAATCCTAAAGACCCTCTTCTAAGTATTGAAAATAATATAGCTTATACTTCGTATAATCTTTATAATTCTACTTCAAGACCTACTAACGCTTTTAACTCTGTAAATTTTGCAGCAATACCAAAGACTGAAGATCATAAAAAATGCTTTGTACCTAAAAATGATATGTTTGTAGAGTTTGATTTTGATGGATATCATTTAAGGCTTTTGTGCGAATTACTAGATTATAATTTAGAAGAAGAATCAGCTCATATGGAAATTGCAAAAAAATACTTTAATAAAGATATTATATCTGAAGATGAATACTCTGAAGTTAAACAGTTAAATTTTCAAGCTTTGTATGGTAAAATTACTGCTAAGCAAAAAAAATTAGAAGTTTTTCAAAAAATTGATAAGTTTATTAATAATCTGTGGGATGAATATAACAAAAACGGGTTTATTATTAATCCACATTCCGGTAAACATTTTACTCCAAAATTAGGTAAAATGAATCCACAGAAACTTATGAACTATTTAATGCAAAGTATAGAAACATCAAGAAATATTACTATACTTAAAGATGTATTAAATTATCTTAAAAATAAAAATACTAATGTAGTTCTTTATACTTATGATGCTATTTTATTTGACTTTAGTAAAAAAGACGGCAAGCAAACTTTAGAAGATATTAAAAAAATACTAGAATCTAATAAGAAATACCCAGTCAAATTTAAATATTCTGATAGACTTGTTTAGACTTTATTCCCATATTTATTGTTATAAATCACCTAATAATATTATTCATGTTTGATTACGATATGAATAACATATTAGAATATGAAGATATGACTAATAAACTGTTCTGTACTTTTGCTACTGAGGAAACTTTAGAATCCACACTTAACAGTATTCAAGAAAAGTATAACATTATTTACAATAAAATTTTTGTACTTTATTCAAAAAGTCAAGAAGAATTTTTATGTACTTATAATGTAGATTTTGGAAACGTAAGTACTTTTTTAGAAAATACTATACTAGTACACAGAAAAAAAGAATCTAATACCCTGTATACAATTAATGCTCTAAATACACTTATTAAGTCTCTTAATGAAGGTAAGTTAGATAAAACATTTAAAATTAATTGGATGGATTATAGAAATTGTATACTTTTAACAAAAGGACCAGAACTAAAACGAATAAATACTAAACTTTATAACATTATAGAGTTGGATAATTAAAATCTTATTCGTATATTAGTATAAAATAAAGTTTTTAATAATTGTTACACTATGGATTTAAATGCAATCAAGGCTAAACTAGATGCCTTAAACAACAACGGTCAAGAAAGAGAAAAGACCGATTATTCCACTATTTTTTGGAAACCTGAACTTGGAAAGCAGACTGTAAGGATAGTCCCTTCGGTATACGATCCTGCCTTTCCTTTT